ATCGCACGATGCTGGCGCAGATAAGCAAGATGGCGCACCAGCGCATCGGCACGTACTGGCACATGCTGCCGACGCTGAAGCAGGCGCGCAAGGCGGTCTGGGACAACATCACGTTGGACGGGAAGCGCTTGATCGACGCCACGTTTCCGCCCGAGATCGTGGCGAAGCGCAACGAGACGGAGATGAAGATCGAGCTGAAGTGCGGCTCGATCGTTCAGCTCATCGGGGCCGACAACTTCGACTCCAACGTCGGCGCGAACCCGGTGCACGTAACTTTCAGCGAGTTCGCGCTGACGCATCCGCGCGCGTGGCATCTCGTGCGCCCGATCCTGACGGAGAACAACGGCACGGCCGCGTTCATCAGCACGCCGCGCGGCTATAACAGCTTCTACGAGATCGGCGAGGTCGCGCGCAAGGACGACACCGGCCGCTGGTACTACGCGGTCATGCCGATCGACGTGACGGGCGTCATGACGCGCGAGCAGGTCGAGCAGGAAGTGCGCGAAGGCATGCCCGAGAATCTCGCTCGGCAGGAGTATTACTGCGACTTCAGCGCAGCGAACGTCGGCTCGATTCTCGGCCCGTGGCTCGAAGCCGCTCATCGCGAGGGGCGACTGCTCGATGACCTGGTCGCCGACCCCGACGGTTCGCCTCTGGAGATATCGGGCGACCTCGGGTTCAACGATACGTGCGCCTGGTGGTTGTGGCAGCGCCTCCCAGGTGGCTGGTTCGCGTGCCTCGCGTACGTCGAGGATAGCGGTCTCGACGCGCAGGACTGGCTCGATCGCTTCAACGAGAGGCTCGGGTGGACGCCGGAGCGCATCGGTCAGGTCTGGCTGCCGCACGACGCGCGGGCGAAGACGTTCGCGACTCGCACCAGCGCTTTAGAGCAGTTCCGCGCCGCCGGCTACAAGACCGACATCGTGCCGCAGGTGAGCGTGACGCACCGGATCAACGCCGCGCGCACGATCGCGCGCCGCACGGTCTGGAATGCGGTGACGTGCGAGATCGGGTTGAAGGCGCTGCGCGACTGGCAGTACGAATACGACGAGGAGCGCCGCACGTACAGCAAGAACCCGGACCACAACTGGGCCTCGCACGGTAGCGACGCGTTCTCGTACGGCGCGCTCACGATGGAGTCGCGCAGCATCGCGCTGCCGACCCCGAGGGAGGTCAAGCAATTCGCGAGGACGGCCGACCGCGGATTCGCTTTAGAAGAGCTCTGGGACACGGCGCCGATGAGGAGTAGCCGCGTATGAAGAAGGAAGACGTCGCGTACGGCAACCAGCCGAGCAGCTACGACAAGACGCCGCAAGGGATGGCGGAGCTGTGGGCGAAGGAGCTTGAGGCTGCCGGCAAAGAGCTGAAGACCTTCAAGGAGAAGTCGAAGGTCGTCGTTCAGCGGTATCTCGACAACCGCGATGGGCTCTTCGACGACCAGCGCAAGAACGTCAACCTGTTCTGGTCGACAACGCAGGTTCTGCTTTCCTCGCTGTTTGCGCGGCCGCCGAAGGTCGACGTCAGCCGCATGCACAAGGACGCGCAGGACGACGTTTCGCGCGTCGCTGGCGTCATCCTTGAGCGAATCCTGAATCGCGGGTTGCAGGACGACGGGAAATTCGACCGCGAAGCGTTCAAGCAAGCGATCAAGGATCGTCTCATCGTCGGTCTCGGTCAGGTGTGGGTTCGTTACGAGGTCGAGATCGAGAAGCAGATGATCGAGCCCGCGATCGACCCGGTGACGGGCGCGCCGATGGGCGAGCCGATCGAGGCGGAGGTCATCAAGGAGGAGTCGGTCCCGATCGACTACGTGTACTGGGAGGACTTCGACTGGTCGCCCTGCCGCACGTGGGAGGAATGCCGATGGGTCTCTCGTCGCACGTATCTGACGAAAGACCAAGCTGTGAAGCGGTTCGGTGAGGCGATCGCCGGGCAGCTCAACTACACGAACAAGAAGAAGGCGGAGAGCCCGATCGACGTGCAGTCCGAAGCGTGGTCGAAGGCGTGCGTCTACGAGATCTGGTGCAAGGACGAGAAGAAGGTCTACTGGTACAGCCCGGGATGCCCGGTGATTCTCGACGTCCGCGACGACCCGCTGCAGCTCGACGGATTCTTCCCGTGCCCGAAACCGCTCGCTGCGAATCTCACGAGCTCGCGCTTCATGCCGAAGAGCGACTATGCGATGGCGCAGGACGTCTACACGCAGATCGACGAACTGAACACTCGCATCTCGTGGCTCGTGAAGGCGTGCAAGGTGGCCGGCCTGTACGACCAGAACACGAAAGGAAGCGTCCAGAGGTTGTTCCAAGAGGGCAGCGAGCTGTCGTTGATCCCGGTCGACAACTGGGCTGCGTTCGCGGAGAAGGGTGGGGTCCAGGGAACCATCTCGTGGGTTCCGATCGAGCAGATCGCGAACGTCATCGCGCAGCTTCGAGTCGAGCTTGCATCCGCGCAGCAGCAGCTCTACGAGGTTCTCGGCATCAGCGACATCATGCGCGGTGCATCCGACCCGGACGAGACGCTCGGGGCCCAGAAGCTCAAGGCCCAGTTCGGGAGCTCGCGAGTCCAGTTCACGATGAGCGAGATCGCGGACTGGGTCGCGTTCGCGTGCCGCATCAAGGCGGAGATCATCAGCCGTCATTGCCAGCCGGAGAGCATCGCGAAGTGGTCGAACATCGAGGCCACAGCCGACGCTCAGCTCGCGCCGCAAGCGATTCAGCTCATCAAGAGCTTCGAGGATTTCGAGTGGAAGGTCTCGATCGACCCGGATACGATGGCAGCGATCGACTACGCGCAGGAGCGGGAGTCGAGGACTCAGATGCTCGACGCTCTCGGCGTGTTCATGGAGCGCACGATGCCTCTCGTGCAGCAGGCTCCGCAGGCTGCCGGGGTCGTTCTGGAGCTCGTCAAATGGGCGATCTCGGGCTTCAAGGTCGGCAAGGAGATCGAGAGCGTCATCGATCAGACGATGGACGCGATCAAGCAAGGCGCGAGCCAGCCGCCGCAGCCGCCGATCGAGCTGGAGCTGGAGAAGCTGCGCGCCCAGAACCGCATCGACGTCGAGATGATCCGCGGCGACACGCAGCGCGATATCCAAGCCTCGAAGCATCAGATCGAACTGCTGAAGCTCGGCATGGAGCAGCATCTCGCGCAGCTCAACCAGCAGCTTCAGCTCATCTCCGACACCATCGCGCAGCAGCGCGACGATGTGCGCGCGCAATTGCAGCAGCAACAGCAGCAGCTACAGCAGCAATTGCAGCAGCAATTGCAGCAAGTTCAGCAGTCGCCCACCAACATCGTTGGAGGCTCCGACATGATTGCGTTGAACGAAGCCTTAAAGAAACTAGGTTTCGAAATTGAGGAGCTGAAGAATAAGAAGAAACCGCGAAGGGTGAAAATTCCGATTCGAGATGAGAACGGTGACATCGTCAAGGTCATCGTAGAGGATGATGAGCCGTTTTCTTCGGGCAAGAAAGGCGCTCGAAGGGTGCGAATTCCGGTCCGAGATGCGAACGGCGACATCATCAAGGTCATCGAGGAGGATGAAGAAGAGCTTCCGTTGCCGCAAGGAGTGCCGCTGCAATGACTTTCAAAGTAAACCACGCCTACACGAGCACGATACCGGATGATCCGGCCGATCTCGCGGCTGGAAAGATCACTCCGAGCCGCTGGAACGCTGATTTGGTCGCGACGATGAACAGCGGCCGCATCGCTGGCCGCGTGTCGTCGGGAAGCGGGGCTGTTGAGGAGCTCGACAGCTCCGCCGTGGCGGGATTTTTGGGGCTCGGAAGCGCCGCCTACTCGTCCACCGGTGACTTTGCGCCTTCTTCGCACACCCACAGCGCTGCCGATATCACGTCCGGGACGTTCGCGGATGCCCGGATCGCGCAATCGAACGTCACGCAGCATCAGTCCGCGCTAAGCATCTCGTGGACGCAGGTCGGAAATAGGCCGACGACGCTTGCGGGGTACGGAATCACCGACGCCGCGCCTCTTTCGCACGTCGGGAGCGGCGGTGCTGCGCACGCGAACGCGGTCCCGAACGGCGCCGCGGGCTTCATGACGGGCGCGGACAAGAACAAACTCGACGGAATCCAAGCCGGAGCGACGGCGAATAGCAGCGATGCGTTCTTGTTGAACCGCGCGAACCATACCGGTACGCAGACGGCGAGCACCATCAGCGATTTCGCTGCCGCAGCGCGTGCGGAGACCGAAGCGGAGCTGATTGCCGGGACGAACATCACCATCACGCCCGCCGGAAGCGGGCCGACGCGCACTCTCACCATTTCGGCTACTGGTGGGGGCGGTGGTGGGGGCGCGCCGACTGACGCGACGTACGTCACGCTGACCAACAACCCGACTCTGACGAACGAGCGCGCGCTGACGGCCGGAGCAGGTATCGGTATCACCGACGGCGGCGCGAATTCGACGGTGACGGTGGCAAACACCGACCGCGGGAGCACTGCCGTCGCGAGCCACGAAGCCGCGAGCGACCCGCATCCGCAGTATCTGACAGCGGCGGAAGGCGACGCCGCGTATGCGCCTCTCGGGCACGTCGGAAGCGGCGGCTCCGCTCACGCAAACGCGGTTCCGAACGGGGCCGCGGGGTTCATGACGGGAGCAGACAAGAGCAAGCTCGACGGTATTCAGGCCGGGGCGACCGCCAATAGCAGCGACTCGTTCCTGCTGAACCGCGCCAACCACACCGGGACGCAGACGGCGAGCACCATCAGCGACTTCGCTGCCGCCGCGCGAGCTCAAACAGAGGCGGAGCTTATCGCCGGGTCCGGAATCACCATCACCCCCGCCGGCTCCGGAGCGAACCGGACGCTGACGCTTTCGGCGACAGGGGGAGGCGGCGGGTACCCGAGCATAGCGTACCCGAGGCGCACGTCCACCCCGAAGATCGCCGGCGATGTAGCCGGCACAAACCTAAGCACGCTCGTGCTCACCGCAAGCCGCCAGTACTTCATCCCACTTGTTGTGCCGGTCAACGTAACGTTGACCGGGCTTCGCATCAGCGTGACGACAGCTTCTGCCGGTGCGGC